TTTAATTGCAAAGAATAACCAATTTTCATGGTTCAGTTCACTTATATTCATTCATTAGCTTCCAAATGTTAGAGTTGCAGCTCCGTTAGAGATAACCTCTTCTGTACCACCAGTAGAAGTAAGCTTAACTCTGTACTTGTAACCATCAAGTGCATCACTAGCAAGTGAATTGTATCCAAGGATTGCTGAAGTAAAGTTAACGTATGTTATACCTGTATCAAGTGATGCAGTAATGTTAGTCCAACGCTTAGTTCCAGCTTTCTGACGTTGCCAAGTGTATATGAGAGATCCAGGTGATCCTGTTGAACTCTCAGCAAGGTTAGCAAACGTACCAGCACCAGAGGATGATGTAGAAGAAGCAGGATGTGTAGTGATAGTAACAGAAGATGCTGCGTCAGCGACGTTAGTATCATCAGCGAAGTCACCAGATGTACCAGCAGCAACATAAACATAAGCTAAATGGACTGCCTTGTGGCGAGTGTTACCAGATGCATCTGTGTATGTTTTGTAGTTCCACCAACCTGGTCCTTTCAAACCACGTTGCTTGTTCTCTGCAAGTCCAACTTCAGTTGCGTCAACGAATAAAAGTTCGCCAACATTACTGTCGCCACCTTTGACTACATATTTTGCAGCATCAAATGGTGGAGTTCTACGTACAGCTCCTGCTAGTGCAGCCTCAGTAGCACCTGCATATACTTTATGTAATTCAATTGAAGTTGTGCTTGATACACTCCTTACAATATAATTAACATTATCAAGGACTATTACATCTCCTTGAACTATAGCATCAGCAGCATTCTTAGTAACGGTAGCATCGCCATTTGTAACGCCAACATTATTTGAAAAGGTCGCTGCATCCGTCGTTCTAATAAGTGACATCTTTCTTTAATCTAGTTGTTCTAAGTTTTATTTATAAAAGGACTATTCCTTTGCTGCTATTGCAGCTTTGACAGTCTCAAGTAACTTGTCATCCATATCGGTTTTGGTCAGTTTAACTGCCTTACCTAAGATAACTAAGCAAATATCTATTAATTTTTCCCCAAGTTCCTCGTTGTCAGGAATCTTAGTCACTGCGTCTGAAATGATTTTCGTTGCTAGTGGAAGTAAAAATGAAAACATGATAATCAATTATGTGTTTAATTATTTATAATTTTTAATAAACCCCTCTGAACCACCACCTTTCCTTTCTACTGCCAGTCTATACATCTTCTCATGTATAGTATCAGGATCAGAAGTCATCGGTCCATCTTCTGTTGCAATTGGCATAAGATCTAATGGATTTATATTGTTGTCAAACCAAGCATCATAAGGAATTTCATCTGGTGCTGGATATGTCATCTATTAAGAATTGTCGGGTTTACTTACCATAGACCTAATACCTTTTTCCCCATCTTTAATGGTAGGCATGATTTCTACAGTTCCTTTTTTCTTTTTACTATATTTTTTATCTTTACAAGCTTCGTTAAATTCTTGAAATGTCTTCATTTTTTATAACTCATAATCTTAGCAATCTTTTTATTCTTATATTTTTCTGCTATAGATTCACCGTCATGTGTTACTTCGTCACCTGCTTTAACACAGTTGTTAACTTCCTTACCACCTTTCGCCTTAGTTCCCTGCTTCTTATATCCTTTCCAACAAGAGGTGTTACCGTTATCATCAACACCATCCATCTTTACTTTTTCCAAGACATAAGTTTCGCCATCAACTTCAAACTCTTCTCTTTCTAAAACCTCTCTATCTTCCTTCTTCATTGCCTTCTTTTTATCCTTTGGATTTAAAGAATTACCTTTCTTATCATATCCATAAGTAGAATCTTCCTTCTTCATCGCTTTCTTGATGGCTTTGTCCTTAGAACCAAAGTACTCTGCCTTGCCTGATTCTACCTTACCATCTCCATCGTAGTCTTTCTTTGCTTTCTTACCTTCTTCAACTACAGATTCTTCATTAGTATCACCTGCGATATCTAGTTGTGCTTTAGGTGATTCTTTCTTAGCACTCTTTTTCTTTTTCGTAATTTCTTCTACTTCTGCACCATGTGACTGAGGATCCATGCCATCAAAGGGTGCTTCATGTAAGTTAAGATCAACTGGATCTGTGTTCTGGAAGCAATTGCCACCCATCCATTGACTGTACTGTTCCATCAAACCTGAGGAAAAATCATCATTATGCTTGACGGTATTAACTGTTTTTTGCTTCTTCATCTTTATACCAAGAGGTTCTCTTAAGATTATTTATAGCTCTTATGTTCTTCATCCATTCTCGGAACATGTTTCCTTCTTCAGAAATAACAATAGCATAATTACCACCAACACGATGAATACTACCCTTTACTCCTGTGCGTGAAGACATAACAATATCACCTTCTTTAAAGACATGCTGTTGTCTTTGCTCCTGACGGAGTGCTTCTTCTCGTAGTTTTTTAAAATCAATCATTCAACATTTCCATTTTTTTAGTGCCAATGCCTTACGAGTAGGTTCACCATTAGGTTTTTTCATTGGTCCTTTAACACCACCCATTCTGGCACAGAAAGATTTCTTTCTAGGTCCACCTTCTGGTTGTGGTCTCTTCAAATCACTACCAGGATTCTCACGTTCATAAGACTTACGTCCTTTCTCGTTTAAACCACCTTTTTTATTCTTACCTTCTTTCCTCTGCCAAGCAGATTCTTGGAATTCTTTAAAAGTTTTCATTTGTAATTTTTTGGTAATGCCATTGCAATTTCTGCCATAAGATTTTGGCAATCATTATCAGACAATGCTCTAGGTATACCAGATCTGAAAGAAGCGAAGTCACCAGCAAATGCTGCTCTCCTCATCTTGGTTCCAGATACTGCAAAGGTATCACCATCTGCATCTCTACTACCAGAAGACCGAATATCAATCTTTCTGAATCTAAAGTCTTTACCATTATATTTATGAAGGAATCCCATAGCGTTAACCCTGTCGGAACCTACAAGGAATATAACTTCATTATAACCTGCAAGCATAATCTCTTGCAATATTGCCACTGGTTCTCTAGGACCACTATAGATATGTCCCTTATGTTCAGGAAACATCTTATTCATATAGAATAATTTTCTATCAGGTGGTAAAGGATTGGTTCCTTTCTTATCTACAGTTTGTGAAATATAAATGCGATAGTCATGAGTACCAGCTGCTGACTTTACACCAGCAAAGTTTTCCTTGTGTCCTGTAGTAGGTGGTTGAAACCTACCAAAAGTAAAATAGCACTTATTACAATTTAACGCCATTGCTTCTGAAGAGTGAAGTTGTTGTATGCAAATTCCATACGGTTAACAAACTTAATCATGTCACCATCTTTATGTAAGACATAACCTTCTGGACCAGTGACCTTATATCCTTTCTCTGTCTGGACAAAAGTCCTAAACTCTTCTAGGTGGTCAAGTTTATCTATAACCATTTGCTTCACTGTTTGTAGTTCCTTGTACAGTGTTAGCATTGCTTTGAACTTGTCATTATTCTTTTCAACATATAGTTGACTATCATAAACAAGATTTCTTTTCTTAGTTAAGTTTGCAGCTGTCTTAATCTTTGCAAGTTCTTTATTTGTTTTCTCCTCATAGAAATTGAGCATAGCATACATTGCTTCATCAATGTTTCCAATACTACGAGCATTCTTAATTTCATTGTTAAAGAACTGCTTCAGGTATGATGCAATATGAAACTTAGCATCACCAGTAGTTCCTGTTTTAGTAACCAATTCATCTAGAAAATTACCACAGGTTTTACACATACGTTCAATGGTAGTAATATATCCATCAAACTTTTTCATCTCTGTATTAGAAAAACCAACACGATGCATTGGTGTGTCATTCTTAACTACTAAAACTTCATCAGATCCATTTACTTTTGCACCTGCTCTAGCTTGCATATCAAGAATTACATCTCCACTATAATGTGTATGAAACACTACACCAATCTTTGATCTACCTGCATCTTTACCAATAGGATGATCTACTGGAATACCATATGTAATTGTATTAGGTCTGAATGTATATAAGTCTTCTCCCTTAACTTTTTCTCTTTTAATATCAGAAGTAAATAAAAGATCACCCTGTACTACACCTTCAATACCAAGAGTAGAGAAATAACGAAGAGAGAACTTAAGTTTCTCTGCTAGATCCCCTTCATACCACCCATCAATTTGTTCTTCACTATAACAAAGTTTAGGATCAGACTTATTGAATACAGATTTAGTTCCAACGAAAAACAATCCTGTCTGAGGATCTGTACCACAAACAACAGAGGGAGCACCATCCCATTTGGTTTGCATGAAACCTTGAGACTCCTGATGACCCAACATATTCTTAAGTTCTTTTAAAAAAGACACAGCAGCCTTACATCCCTCAACTCCATAGTTGAGCATTTCATCCTCTAGATGTTCTAAATGTTTTAGTTGTTTAATGTTTGCCATTACTTCTTATAGTAATCTCCATTGCTGTGGGTAGGATATACACCACCTTGTTTGTTTCTCATATTGAATTTGAACTCATATTTTTGTGTTTCAAAAATCATATCAATACGTTTAGCTTTACCACCTGCACCACCGTAATTGATCTCAACTTTGTTTCCAACAAGAGATGAAGCTTTATTCATGTAATCTTCATCAATTTCATACACTACTAATTTGCTTCCTGTATAATGAACCATCCAATAACCATAACCAACACCACTCGCAACCAAATCTTCTAGTGCATTTTTTCCTGCATTGCCAAGTTTAGTATCTTGAATATGATTCTCTACTATAGGAGCACCTAAACCTTTTTCAAATTTATTAAATACAGTTAAAAACTTCTGGTGATCTATACCAAACATGTCAAGATATTCTTGACCATCATTAGGAATTACACCTTCTTTTAAGTTTGCTTCTGGAAATAAATTAAGTTTATCTTTACCTGTACCTTTAATACCACAGTTAAAGAATGATAAAGTATCTCCAAACTTAACTGAAAGGTATACTGGTTTACCAGCAACTGTCAATGTAATATCTGTAAGAGTAGATCCAATATTATTAGTGGCGGTAGAACCACCTGCAGAGATAACAATATTATTACCCTTTTTCTTA